GCTAAGTTCAAATCCAATGTTATATGGAATTGGCATGTAAACTTTTTTTATGTTTCCCCCACTATCAGATGCTTTAAATGTTTGTGTTACACTCGATTTTCTTGACGGATCATATTGTAAAGAAATCATTTCAAAAGACATTCTTGGCAATGTAATAGCAATTGGTTTTTGCAAATCTGCTTGCTGTTGTATTTTTGCCAAGAACTTCTGCATTGGTCCGTAAGAAAGACCGACCTTAGTTTCATCTATAACATTGTTATTTTTGTCCTCATGTCTAATATAGATATTATTAAACAATGTTCCAAAACCAACAATAGTTTTTCTAATAATTTCGTGATAAAAATAAGTTCCTAACATTAATATTCTCCGAATGGATTGCTCTCAGTAAAATCTAATATATTGTCTGCCTCAAGTTCTATTTCTTCGTTAATATCATACGAATCCTCATAACTATCATTATCGTATGATTTAAGTATATAGGTCGCTGAAGATTCGGAACCCGTAATTGTTTCTCCAGCAGAAAACTGTCCATTATTAATTGCAACACGAAGTTCAATTGGAGGATCAACTACATTAAGATCTGTTCTTCTCTTGAATTCTCTAACAACAGCAGTAGTTCCGGAAAGTGATCCAGTTATAGTTTCATTGTATACAAAGGTTCCTATACCAGTTGTAGATACTCCACTTACTAACACCGCTGGTGCTTCTGTGTATCCATAACCAGCATTTATAAGTTGTAAAGAAGATACACCTCCATCATTGTTAAGAACTGCATATGCCGTTGCAGTTTGTCCAACAGATGGACCGATTGTTACAGTTGGTGAAATATAATAACCACTACCAGCAGTAGATATGGAGAGATATTGTATTCCATTATCAACAATCACTGCTGTTGCAGCTGCCCCAATCCCATTTCCGCCAGTTATTGTTACTGTTGGTGGATTGGATGAGGTATAACCAGAACCTGCATTTGTTATTCTTATGGATTTTACAGAACGAACACTTCCGATAGAAGTTGTTATGGCAACAGCAGTTGCTGTAGTTCCACTTGTTGGAGGTGCAATAGTAACATTTGGTGTTGATGTATAATTATATCCATCTTCATTTAAAATAATTTGACCAACCATTCCAACGCCACCAAGAGTTGCCGTTGCTGTAGCAGTTTGACCAATGCCTTCAAGATTTAAAGTAGTGATATATCCCTCATCTTTAACAGTATTATCAATCTCTTCTATGGATGTATCAATATCTTCATTTTCATATTCATAAAGTTCGCATAATAATTCATAAACATATGTTTTTCCTAATTGGTAAAATGGTTTTTCTAATTCTACATGTTTAATTTCAAATAATCTTTCTCCAAGAGGGAAATATATTAAATCCCCCTCTTTTGGTCTTGTAACGAGTTGTTCTTCTTGGTTGGTAATATTTCCACACTAATTCCCAAATTAACTGCCGATAAAAATGGAGAAATAAATTCCTCAAATCTTTCGGATGATATAATTAATTTAATTTCGTTTTTCAATCTCAATCCAAACTTTGTCATCAAATCACTTCCTGGAGCATATCCTTCGTAATTGTCCAAATATGCTTCAATAATAAAGTTATCATCAAACTTGGATGTTTCAACTTCTCTTAAAACATCATCTATTTCTAGATATTTTCTAGGAAGGTAATAAACATCTATTCCATAAATCTTTAAATGCTCATTAATTAGATCCTGAACTAAAAATTGCTCTCCAGCAGAACCCTGTAAGAAAAAAGGATTGAGTGTCATAATTATCCAATAAGATCTAAAGGTGGTAATTCATATTCTGATGTCATTCTTTGCTTAATATCTTCCAATTCTCTTTCAGCATCTTCATAAAGTTGTCTACCATTTAATTCAATTCCACCTGGAAGTTTAACTCCATTAAATTTGATTAAGTTTTGTCCCCACTGTCTCTTAATAAGAGCAGTCAGATATTTTTTTACAAAACTGTCATTATAAATTTGGGTAAATGATGCTGGATCAAGTGCTCTATAACATTCTATAACCAAAAACTCATCTGCTGCTTGTGAAGACCAATCAATATCAAGATATAATCTATCCTGTCTCTTATTAAATCTTACCTGCTTATCAGTTGTCAATAGGAAGTCAATATCCTCTAAGTAAGATTTTACCATAGCATATTGAAGAAGTTCCACAGAATTAAAATAATATAAATCATTTAGAAATAGTTGATATTTAATACTAAACATTCCACCAGAAATGGAACTAGTATCAAACTTAAATATCCTTTCAATACCTATAACAGAATCTGGTACTTGAATATAATTTGAATTTTCGTAAAAACTAAAAGTAGTCGCACTCCCCACTATTGATGACTCTGCCGTTGTTGTGACGATTCCAACTCCATTAGTCCCTTTTGCCGTACCTCTAGCAACGTCATCACTGGTTATTTTGTACTTTAAATACATCTTTTCCACACCATCAAAATGACGTTCATTAAAATATTGAATAGCATCATCTACTAAGTCGTCAATTTGTTCATCATCGACGTTTATTTCCAATACGGGTGCTCCAAGTCTGCGAAGACAATAATCTATTAATCCTTGTCTAGTTGATGGCTTAGCCATTAGAATACTCCTCCGTCAATAGTTGATGTCCAGACTGGAACATTGGTTACATCTTCAGTTGTTAATATATAGTTGCTTGTTGCTATTGGACTTTCTGTGCTTGCAGCACCAATAAGTTTTCCAGTATTATCAAAGTAAGCGATACCATTGGGACCATCAAAGTCTCCAATATCATAATAAAGACCTTCAGTTACTGAAGCAAATCCAGTAATTGATAAATTTCCTGTTAAATTTTGATTACCAATAAATGTGGATAAACCAGTTACAAATAAATTAGTTGAGGTTACAAGACCAGAAAATTTTCCGTCTCTCCATCTTTGTTCTGTGGTTCCTAAATCATAAGCATTGTCAGTATTCGGAACCAAATTTGATACAAATTCGCCACCAACATTAATATCATCGGTAACGGAATCACCAATACCAATAGTTCCTCCACGGAACGTAGCATTTCCTATAAAAGTTGATACACCAGATACATATAAATCATTGCCTACATATAAATCTTCACCTACGTTCAATCCATTAAGAATATCAACAGCGGCATTTATATCTAAATCTGACGCAAACGTTGATATTCCAGATATTGATAGTCCGGCACCTACATTCAGATTCTTGCTAACACCAACTCCACCACTAACTACTAAAGCGCCATTTGTTGGTAGTGTTGAATCTTCCGTATTAGTAAAATATACAATACCTTCAATTGTAGTTGATGACGAGTCAATAACACTTGTCATTATAAAAGTTTGGGTTGGTAAATCCCAAACTAATATCATTCCATCTTGTGTTTTTAGATTACCATTTATATCAGTAAGATCTAAAATTTTTGTTGGTGGAGAAGATGCGTTAGATAATACGCGAACTGTATTTTGAGAACCAACCCTAGCTTTTATTGTAGGCATTATCTGGTTACTCCCGATCTTACCAGTGCAGAACCCTCTACCGCCTTAAAAATACTTCCAGTAGTATCCGTTAGCTTTACATCATACACATATCTTCCCGATTTTAAAGAAGATGTTGTTGTTGATCCCAAAGATATTTGAATTTTTCCATTACCAGGGTCTGTTATAGTTGATGCAAAAGATACTGATGATACACTTGAATAAGTTTTTCTAATTTGCGAATCCACATTATAACCAGTCAGGTTTAAAGGTTCATTAGTTGTTGTACTTTCCAACTCAAATGTAGTATCAAAATCAAAACCCTGCTCTATTACTATATTGGATACAAATACTGCCATTATTCAGATGAGCATATGTTCTTCTATAGATATTTATATTGACCAAACTTCTTATTAAATTATCTGTTATTTATCAGTTCTTTTAGTAGAGATTTTATTTCATCAATATCATTTTTCATTCTATCAATCTCAGACTTTTGCAACTCTCTTTGCTGTAGCATATTAACATGATTATTATAAGCAGTGGTGTCACAATTGATTATGGCACCACTATTTTCATCCCTATAGAGATTTTTGTGTCCCTCAACTCTTATCATCTTAATGCAATTGTTCTAAGGTCTTTAATTCTTGGGGCATGTGCTTGATCAGTTCCAGACATTACAATTTTAATAGTGTATCCAGTAAAGAGATCTAAATTATCTGCAGTAAATTCATACTCAAGATATTGATTCTCCAAACTTGCAGGAATAAATGTATCAGGTCTTCCACTATTCTTAGAAGAATCAACTGGGGTAATTGTTCCATCGGCACCAATAGTTAAGTTATCATATCCTGGGAACAATTCAAACTCTTGTGTAACCTCACTAGAATCTGCTCTGATTAAACTATAGAGAACTCTGAAATCTGCAGATTCGTGTCTGTATGCAGCAAGTATTACCTTTAGTGAAGTTGCTGGTTGAGCAAGATTTACGGTATTTGATACATAAACTGCAGCATGTGGATCAAATAATAGTGAATTAACTCTATTATCT